ATGAGTTAAATGTATTAAGTGTTGTTGTACCAAATGTCTGAATTGCAGAGATAATACCTGCTTGCAATTGTGAGGATGTTTGATTTGTCTTTGTAGGATCATAATAAACATTAGTTGACAACTGCAAGTAAGTGTAATCTGGATCAACAATTGTTGGTTGTACAGTCACGACACTCACAGGATCAATAATGTTTTGCATAATTTGTTTTTTCTGTGTGTCTGTTAACAGATATGCACCTGCTGGTTTCAAACAGATAAAAACTTGGCCATATACTGGTGGATTATTTTCTTCTCCACCCCATACGTTGACCGCATCGAACGCAAAACCTAATTGATTTTGTTGAATCAATGTAATATAATCGTCTTTTGTAACTGCACGGCCTTGTGCTGAATAAGCCTTAGGTGCCTGAAACTGAATAGATGATAATGTTTCTTGGTTACCACCATTAGTTGCAGGTACAACAGGATAAACAACCGTGTTGCCGTAACCAGATATTGAATTCATCAATACAAAGTTATTAGCACCAGCTGCAGCAGTACCTTGTGTAACAATGTATGATATATTAACAACATTGCCATCAGATAATTGTTGTCCTAGAACGCCATCACCAAAATAAATTTGATAATAACCATCAATACCTTCTTGTAAGAAGTATACAGTAGAAGAACTATTCAAAATCAAATAATCAGATGCTAAGTTATATACAGTATATGAAGCATTAGATGATGATTGTTGTACAGTCACTAACAAACTAGTAGTATCCACACCCAAATCAGGAATTTCAAAAGTGTATGTTGGATTAGAAGCAGAGTCTACTGTAAATGTTTGTTTAGTTGGTATGCCTTGCTTCAATTCAACGCCAATAAAGTTGGCTGTATTTGCAGTTGTATTAACTGTATAAGAATCTACTGTTACAAAATTATAATTGACACCATCAATTGCTTCTGATAGAAACTTGGTGTATTGTGGTAATGTCAAAGATGCATCAGTGACTTGGTTTACTCTTAAATTGATTGTGGCCGTTGGTGCAACATTAGATTTTGGCACATAATCCAATAATTTTGCATGAGAAACGGCTGAAGAACGTCTAATAGATGTATCTAAGAACATCTCATTAGCAACCATATTCAAATAGAAAGCATTATATTGTGTATTGTATGCAAGAATATCCAATAATGTAGAAAGAGCAGAACCATCAAAGTTATAATCTTGAAATACGGCCTGACCTTGAAGATAAGTCTTCAGATTGTTTTTGATTAGATTAAAATCTAAGTCGGTAACTTGTATGTTTGAATTTGCTCCGGCCATTTTATCTGTCTCTCTGTAATAGGACTGTTACTGTTGTTGGTACTGTTGCATTGGCAATATACATTGTTATTGTTGCACTATAAGAATTTTGGTCAGGTAAAACACTAACAGACACACTTTGAACTTTTGCTCTTGGTTCATAGTTACTTATTGTACTCATTATCTCATTTTGCAACGCTACTGTTGTACTTGGAGAAATGTTTTCAAACAACAATGCAGACAAATTTGAACCTAAATCAGGATTAAATGGTCTTTCGTAGTGGTTTGTTTGCAACAAATTACGGACTGAGCGAATTACGGCCTGCTGGTCATAGCTCAATGCCACATCACCCGTAACAGGTTTGGGTTTGAAAGTGAAATCTATATCTGAATAAATCTTTGTTAATGTGGCCATCTTCTATTTATTCTTTATCCTTGAGGTCCACTTGTTTTACCGCCACCATTCTGAACGTTACCGTGGATATGATTATCTAAACTGATACCACCACCAACAACATCACCAGATGCTGTAATTGAACCAGATTCATTAATATCACCAGTTAAGTTCCAAGATGAAGCAGTTCCTGTAAATGTACCACCTATATTTAAGGTCATATTACCGTCAACCTTCTGTGTCATATTACCTTTTGTGTAGATATTTGCATCACCTTCTATTGTAATATTACATGCACCTTTGATATGAACATTGTTGTCTGATAGGTAAATCTCATAGTTTGTGCCTTGAACCTTAGTAACTTTACTACCATCTGGTGCAATTTCAAAGAAGGTCAAACCATCTTTTTTATGATTCAAGTGTATTCTTTCAGCGCCAGGAGTATCATCTAATTCAAAAATATGACCTGCAACTGTTTCTGTTACTCTATTATCAGGTGAAACAGTAGCATAGCCAGACTTTGGTTCACTCCAAGAACCGCCAGATGCCGTGGGTACACCTGTATCTAAGTTATTATTGTGGTAATCTATGGTTGTAGAACCAGAACCATCATTTCGATATAAACGACTTGTGGTAGGTTCACCAACAGGATAGAACGTGCCCTCCGAGAATCCTAATGTTGGATTAGCACCGTTAACGGGAATGCCAGGGAACACTCCTATAATCAATGGGGCCTGTCCACTCATACCATCGGAGAAGAAACCAAATGCATAATCTCCAACCAATGGTGCCGCAGCAGTCATTGTTGAGTTAGGAGAATTCATTGGCAGTGCCCAAGGTAATCCTTCTGTTGGCAACTGTTGTTTATTGCCAGTGTGCCAACCAAAAATACGAATTTGGCAACGGCCTAAATTTAATGGGTCTACACGATTCTCTACAACTCCCATCCACCAGATGAATCCGTCTTTACCAATAAAATTTTGCATCATGATGTTATAGCCTCCGTCCAATCAGGTGTCACATTGATAGATTGGAATTGACCTGTTGAACTATCTTTAGCAATTTCAATCATAGTTTGCATTTGGTCTGTTGTAAAAATGTGTCTAAGTGCAGTTACTATGTATTTACCTGAATAAAACTCATCCAATTCTTTATTTTTATTCAATGGATTCAATGAGTTAACGTTGAACTGAATCACTTTACCAACAGTCATACCTGTATCGCCTGGTATTGTTAGCTTAACCTTCGTGTAGTTTGCAAGTGATAACTGTGCAGTTCTCAGAGGCACATACGTTTCAATAAAAATATCTTTAGCAACAGAACCTGGTCTATTCTTAATATAATCAACCATCATTTCATCTTTATTGGATGTGGCCACTTTCAATACACCAAGATAATTTGTATTTTGTGCATCACCAAGTCTATTGATATAATAGTTTGATGGTGGTTTATTGTTTAGTGTAGATGCATTTGGCTGATACTTACTGTAATCAAAGTCGGTTACATAGAAAGACCTAATCATTGGATCAATTGAAACTAATCTGTTTGCAAATGTACCTGCATTAATTTCATTCAATGAGTCGTATGATTTGAATAACTCATACTTTAAGACTGATGTTTCTTTGTCTTCATTCTGTTGCTCGGCATAATCCACATTCTTTTGTGAATACTTGTATGTTCCAAACACTTCATCATTGTAAATAGATTGTAAAGACCTAAAATTGAAGCCTTCTCTTGTTTGATAAAACAACATATCAGAACCGTGATAAGAAGCTGGTCGTGCATATGTTGACAACCAACTAATCGTCTCAAATGGTTTCATGTTAGGAACAACAAAGTCATAGATGCCTGCTGTATCTTCTATGATACCAATTTTGTTGGAGTTAACTTTTAACTTATTGTTTAGTATATCTTTGACAATATCTGAGATACTGGTACTTGGATAACCTTGGCTAATTTTAATTTGCTCAGACAATGCCAATTCTTCAGAGCAGAAACTGAACTCATATGTCTCTGCGTTCTGATTACCAGTTGGTTTTCTTTTCTCAATCTTGTAGATTCTAAAGACTTCTACAATATTATCAGGTGCATCTTTGATTTTACCAATGTTAATCTCAATGAACTCATTGCCAGTTAGTTGTAATGATTCAATGAAACCTTGTGCATCAGTAACGGCCAATGTGCCAGATGTTATGAAACTATACAGGTCTTCATAGTATGATAAGTTATTCATCATACGTTTGAAATCAATCTTTTTACCGCTCGAGGTCAGCAAGTCTAACGACTGTATGGAATAGTCTAAAGGATAATGAATACCTGCCATGTTATGCCATTAACTTTTTAAGTTCAGATTCAACTTCATCTGCATAATCAACATTGATTAGATTGATTGTGCGCTTGGCTTCATTTTGTTGCAGTTCCCATTCATAGAAAGTCAATGCATTAGTTGTTGTCGTAACATCGACACGACCAGTAGGCAACACATAAGATGCTGATTGACTTACTGGTGTATTTTCATATGTAGCCTGAGATATGGCAACTGTATTTGTTGTTGTCGTTTGTGTTGACTCATCATATTGTTTTGTAATCAATTGATATTGATATACTGTATTGTATGGGTCTGTTGACTGATACTTATTAGTAATGTATGCATTAAACTCTGCATAATTTAATGGCCAATCCCATTGTGGATCCAAATACTGGTTTGAAAACATTACTAACCAATAACGATAAGAATCGCCATAATATTTGTATGCTACAGTTTCTGGTGTGTCACCATCTTGTACATCATATTGATAGAACAATAATGGGTTAGTAAAGATAGAAGGAATGACACTTGCACGAGCCAATAAATCTGTCAGAATTACTGGATTATTAGTAATTGGATTATAATATACGAATTTAGGTAATGTACTGAAATATTGCATTAGAATCCTGCCTGAATAGCACCCCTATCAACAAGAGCGATTTCTTTGAATTGTAGTGTCATATTGATTTGTGTTGGTGAACCATCTGCATGAGTTGACCATATGCCATTTGGTGCATAGTTAACATCTACGTTTGTTAAAACACTTTCTTTCAGTTTGGTGACAAAAGGATTTTGTCCGTTAGCATTATCAATTTGAATGAACTGAATTGCAAAAGAATCTGGTACAATGAATGCCATGCCTGCAGCACCTGTTTTAATCAAAGGTGCAGCATGACTTCTGAATGTTTGAATAATGTTCTTAACTAATGTAGATTCGGCTGCATTTTTAGGTGTAAACTGAAAGGACATCTGATAAGACCTAAAATCAATACCGTCAAACAATAATTGTTGTTGTGGGTTGATAGCATAACCAGCAGAATTTAAGGCTAACTTGGTTGCCTTAGAATCTACTACGGACGTTACTGCCTTGCCAATTGAACCTAAAACACTAGGCAAGGCACCTGCGGCCTCTTCGGCAGCATCTTTTAAACTCACTTCGGTATATGAAGATTGATACTGGAAGTTGATTGTATCTGGCATGTATAAAGATATAACGTCTTTACTTTTTGTTCTTTTTGGTTGAAAAGATAAATCGGTCACTTGATCCACATTACCTGCATCGTTAAAATTTTCTGCAGCTATACGTGAACCAGCGGCTTTGGCTGCATCTGATAGGCTAAAACTATTATTTTGGTCATATCCTGCTGGCACTGTCTCAAGTGCAGTAAATACAACCATATGTCCTTTTTGTGCTGAGCCCAAATCACTCGGATATTGTAATATTGTAGGCGTATAACCACTACTATATAATGAAGCCAATGGTCCAGATGAACCAAACGTATTGTTCAAATTATTATAATTTGTTGGAGTTGAGGCTGAATCCGAAAAGGTAATCGGCATTTTAGATCCTATTGATAGACATTACAGAATATTTATATGGCATATTCAGGTCGTTTTACACCACAAAATCCACAAAAGTATGTGGGTGACTACAAAAACATCATTTATCGCTCTTCTTGGGAATGCCGTGTGATGACATGGCTAGATAAGAGTCCAGATATTGTGTCTTGGGCTTCAGAGGAAGTCATTATTCCTTATATATCACCAGTTGATGGCAAGAGGCATCGTTACTTTCCAGACTTTCTTGTTAAGGTTCGTACTAAAGAAGGTCAATTAAAGACCATGATGATTGAAGTTAAGCCTAAAAAACAGGCTATAGAACCAGTGAAAAGAAAAAGAGTCACAAAACAATACATTCAAGAGGTTGTAACTTATGGCATTAATCAAGCCAAATGGAAAGCAGCCACAGAATACTGCTTAGATAGAGGTTGGGCATTTAAAGTTATCACAGAAGATGACCTTGGCCTCTAACTAAATATCAGATGGCTACACAATCTAAACTCACCGAACTTGCAGAAGCAAAAAAATTGACTGGTTTAAAAACCATGTCAATGGATTCTGTTACATGGTTAAAACAAAAAATAGATGAGATTAAAAAACCATCTAATATTCCTATTGGTATCAATAAAGAGACTGATAGGAGAACCAATGTACTTAGAATCGGTATGTTGTACTGCTTCTATTATGACCCTAAAACAAAGGCAGATTTGCCTTATTGGGATAGATTCCCAATGGTTTTGGTGTTAGAAAAGTATAATGATGGGTTCTTAGGTATCAACTTGCATTATCTTCCTGTTAAGTACCGTATTGCTTTCTTGCAGAAACTAATGAAATATGCATTACTTACAAAAGAGGATGATATTAGAAGAATGAGAATTTCTTACGATATTCTTACCTCTACAAGAAGACTTGCAGAGTTTAGACCTTGTTTGAAACGTTATCTTTATAGCCATCTAAGGTCTAAGATACTGACCATCAAACCTAATGAATGGGACGTTGCAACAATGTTACCTCTACAACAATTTAGAGGTGCAATACCAACTAAGGTTTGGAGAGATTCAGTATTAGAATGGAAAGAACACATGGCTCATTTCAGTCAAGAGGATTAAGATGCCAGCAAGTATTAACGAAATAGTAACCAGTTTTACAACCGACTTTGCAAGAGCAAGTAGGTTTGATGTGTCTATTGTTCCACCAACAGGATTATCATCAACATTAAACAATTATAGTTCAATTGATCCTAGAACATTGCAACTTCGCTGTGAAATATCACAGTTGCCAGGCAAACATTTGTCAATCATTGAGCAAAAAACCTATGGCCCATATCAAAAGTTTCCATATCACACAACTTACAATGACATTGATATGACTTTCATTGTTGATGGTGATATGCGTATAAAGTATTTCTTTGATGCATGGATGAACTACATCAACCCAACAAACAATTTTAACCTTGAATATAGAGACAACTATTGTACGAACATCATTATCAATCAATATGATGTTGCAAACACAGCACCATCATACGCAGTTACATTGGTTGAGGCATATCCAATAAATGTCAATCAATTAGATTTAGATTGGTCTTCTGAAGGTGTACACAAATTACATGTAACATTTGCCTACACATATTGGATTA